TGGCATGCCATGGTGGAGATTCGTTTCATGAACCCATCAATCGAGGTCCCGAAGGTCTTCTCGGTCGGCCACTCTGGGCGAGATGCGCCAATGTTATTAGATAGCCATGGCTCAAACCACTGTTGTGGGTGCCAAGCCTTGGGCCGGTACTTTCGGCCATGGTGAGCGCCAGGGTTGTAGAAGTTCGCAGGAACCTTGTCCAGGGGAGAGACTACCAGCTCTGCCGCTGGTGTGCCTTTGATTTCCGCACCATAGTAGCCTTCGCCGACTGCGCTCTGTCCCATCATGAGGATTTTGTCGGCAGAGCCATGATTGGCCTTTATAATTGTTTTATATGCCGCCTCTAATTCGTCTTCGCCAACAGCACCTCCGGCCTGATACTTTGTTAGCGTATTGATATCGGGAATGGCGGCCATCTTCTCTTTCATGAGCGCCCAGTGCTGTTCGTAGAAGGCCTTGAATTTAGGCCATGGCATCTTCATATATTGCAGTTTGTCCCAAGCCGTGCACTTTTACACATTATCTCTTTGCCGCCGATCTGGCCACTAAAAGAAAATGTGGGTTGCGTCGTGAATCCAGCTGGCGCGGTGCGCTCAGCATCGAGGGCGGCAATTAGTTCATGGCTTTTCTTTTCAAATTCATCCCACGCGTGTAAAAGCTCGATAGTGCATGGGATTATTTCTTTAGTAAGTTTATCATTAGCATCTACAAACGCTTGCTCTGCGTTTGTAAGATCCTCCATTGGAGAGGTGGCTGTGTCTATAATTGCTGGATTTTCATCGGAGGTGCTGTTGTCTCCATCATAATACGCCATTCTCTTATTACACCCTTAACATTCTTAAAATCTGTTGTATATTTGTCGGTATTTCAATAACATCTCCGTTATATACATTGGCCTCTGTTGGAATTCCATTATACCATGCGATTACCCACCAATATTGAACATCGTTATAATACTGGTGAGCTAGCTTATAAAATCTATCGCCATATTTCCAAATATGTGTCGCTGTGGTTATACTCATGCGATCGGATATAGTGGGGTGATTTAAGATCGGCGTCTCATAATGAACGATATTTTTCTTTCCTCTCCGAATAGGAGCATAAAATTCAGTATTGTTTGTAACTATTTTTGTGCCTGAATATCTTGGCATTTTCTATTCCTCATAAATTAAAGTTGCGCTGCTAGTATCGCCTTCTTCGGTCAGGCCAGGATCGGACAAATCAGGATCAATGTCCGGACGATCTCTCAAGGATAGTGCATCTTCCGCAGCAGCGGAGTCAGCACGGCGGTCGGCTCTGATTGCACGATTCATGGCCATGGAGGTTCGGGCTCCACTTGCCCTTGATTTTATGTTTTGGCCTAGATGTTTAGCGCGCCAGATGCCGACGCCGATGCCCTCAAGGGCCCCTTGAAATCTTGCCGCGGCATTTGCTTTAAGATTATTATTTGGCTCTTCTTCGCCTCTCTCTTCAGCCTTTTTAGCTTCTTCGATCGCATTATAGACACCGGCCTGCATCACTTGTTTTTGTGCGTTTGATAGCGCGTCACCAGATTTGCTGCCAGCCATATCTTGTCCATATGGGAAGGCCGCATTGCTAAAGTTGCCTTGCTCGTCCCAGCCGAGAGCATGCTCATGAATAATTGCAAAATCTAATGCGATCTCGATAAGCTTAGGCAAGATTACTCCGTCGCCAACTTCCAACACCCCCGCCTCGTCACTATCTAAATTATGATTAATTGATAAACTGGTGATGGCACCCAAAAGACCCAGCTCAGCGGAACTAAGCAGCTCCCCATATTTACCATATGCGAGGCCGTCCAGAAGAGAATTATCTTGTGCAAGATTCATTACACTTAATCTGCACAAGGGGGATTGTCCAATTGTTGTCGCATCGTTTACGTCTACATACACTGGATATAGAAACTTAGCAAGCGTACCAACTTTGGCAAGATTTTCATAAGCTTCGCTTTGGCTAGCTGCCGGCACCAAAAGTGTAATATTCATAGTTCTCGTGGTATTCTTAAACAACATGACTGGATCAGCACGACCATAAAGTACCTCAGAATTCCAATCAGAAGAATATGTCTCATTAAAAGCGGCTATAAAGGCTTTAAAGTATAATGTCCGACCAGAGGGCACATGTTTGAATCCAACTGACATACCTCTATTCCCGTATGCATCTGCGCCATCAACAAAGTAAGGCATAAATCCAGACTTGGCCTGACCACTCTGCGCAGTGTCATCTGCGGCTGCAGATCCTACACGTTCTAGTTTTGTTGAATCAAAACGAATGGAGGACTCGTCAAGCTCCATTACCGCACCGAGCCGATCAAGTTGGCTGTCACTAAAATCTTTTTCCCACCATTCTGCCATTTTCTATATCCTCCTTAACTTGCGCCGATAGCCTTACTTGCTTGTTTGCCTTGAGCCTCAACCACAAGACCCTCTAGGAAGTCTTTTGTTTGTTTTGGATTTAGGCTAATTGAGATTTTTTGCTCGCCGCCGCCGAAGAGGCCGCCGCCTCCACCGCCGCCTCCGCCGCCTTTGGAGGTCTTACCCGTTTCTTTCATTAATTTAGTAACCAGTAAAACTTTTATCATACTAACATCATTAATGGCGTCGGATATATTTTGGAAAGAATCTGCCATGGCATCGATATTACCAAGCTCAGAAAGACTATCAAACATGAAGGCCAGCGATACTGCAATTGCTGTCATTGCTACCCCTACCGCGATCATAGAGGCTGCCATGCCTACCATGAGCCCTTCAAGCACAACAAGGCCGGCTACAGCTAGCGGGTTCGCTAAACTTGATAACCCAAGAGATAATCCTATCATCGATAGCCCCATTATACCTAAAGCATAGGCGGTGGCCATGATCTGGGCCGGGGCCATTTTCGCAAACTGGGCTACTAAAACAGACATACCAAGGGCCGCTATAGCAATACCGGCGCCCAGCATCAAAGCTGCAGCGCCCATTGCAAGTAGACCACCAGCAGCCGCCGGAAGAACACCAGTATATACTGCAACACCCAAGACGATCATGAATGCCACAAAGGGTATCATCAGGATTGCGAGGGCCAATGCAGCCGAATTGGCTGCAGGGCCTAGGCCAGCAAAAGCATTAACTAAAACAGACATACCAAGGGCCGCTATAGCAATACCGCCGCCCATCATGAGCATTGCGGCGCCCACTGCAAGTATACCACCAGCAGCAGCCGTGGCGGCTTGCCCGAAGGCGCGGATGCCGCCGGCGCGGGTCACATCACCAGCTGCGGAAGCAGGCGCAAGGGCGGTCTTAGCGGCATCCTGGGTATTTTCCAAAGCCTGGGCTGCAGCTAGAGCCTTTTTGGTTGCAGCTGCAGCTCTCTGGGCTTTGATCCAGCCGGCCAGACCCTTGACTCCTGAGATTGCTGCGGCGCCTGCATCCCACAGTCCTTTTCCAAATCTAAGCAATGGGCCGGCCATGCCGATGACAGCTTGAGCAAATTTTAATCCTATAAACACTTTTGTCCAAAATACTATTTGGGGCCACTTTTCCTTGATCTGGGTGATGGCTGGGCGCACTNNTGTCTTTAAAACGTTAACAAATTCTATAATGCCATCCTTAATATCCATTAGGGGCCCCTTTCCTTTGCTGAATTCATCAAACATTTGATGAATAGAATCCAACAATCCGCCGTCCACAAGAGTTCTCATTATATCATCCAGGAACCCCTGAAACTTCTCTTGTAACGTTGCTTGCTCTGCTGCCTTTTGAGCCATCTCTTCATACTCTGAGGCTGTCTTGTTGGTCTCACCAGCGAGATCATCCATGTTTCCGCTCATCATTAGGGCTAAATCGCCAACACTTTCCAGGCCCATGGATTCAGCAAAAAACTTTCTCTGGTAGTATGACATATCATCGAAAGTCAAGCCGGCATCGTCCAGGGCCCCGCGTAATTGCTCAAATCTACCGACAGGATCCGTCTCCATCATCATGTCCATGGCATTAACAAAGTTTCCGCCTAGTGCTGCATTTAGCTGACCGGTCATTTCGGCGGCGCCTTCAAAAGTATCAAACTTGTCGGTCAAGTTTAACAGCTTTCCGATCTCCAGGCCTGTGATTTTGGCAACTCTTGCCATTTCTTTAAAGGCTCGCGGTGCTTCGGAGCCAAGCTTGGCTATCTGCGGGCCCATAGCATTAAAGTCGCTCATCATCTGATCAACGGGAACACCAACATTCATTGCAAAACTGGCCATCTCTAAGGCTACCTGATCGGCTTGTTCGGGAAGGCGCCCCATCATCTTTGTGGCAAACTGGAACGATTTACCTACCTCTTGGGCACTTACCCCCCATTTTGCCAACACAGATGTTGTTGCGGCCAATTGGTTTTGTGTTTGAGGAAGCAACATGGTAAAATCAGTCATAGTGCCATACAAGCCAACTGCTGCTTTTCCATATTCCTCTGTTGTTATCCAGAGGTGCGATACATCATCAGATGCATCTGCAAATTGTCGGGCCATTTGTCGATTCATACCGGTGGCCTTCATCATGCTTGATTCCATTTCATCAAGCGCAAAAATAGCATCCATTATGCCGCCGATAAAATTATCAAGGATTCCAACAGCAAAGCTCGCAAGCCCTGCAGCAGTTGCTGCGGCACCAGAGGACATCACGTCCCAAAACTTGCCCATTGCAGCTACGTTAAAAAATTTACTTTTCTTGAAAGGAAGAAGGGTGTTGGCTGCCTCTTTTCCAAAAGAACGCATCATGTCGGTCTGCTCTCTAATTTTGTCAGTGCCGGCTTCCAGTTTTTCGACGTTTTCTTCTGCGAGATCTACCTTTTTTTGTGCCGCCGCCAGGGCTTCGGCATCGGCGATGCCCATCGAGTTCTTTTCTTTCAGTTTCGCTTGGGCGATCTTAAGCTCTTGCTCAGCAATAAGCACCATCTGCTGAGCGCGCGCATTTCGGCCGATCTCGGTCTTTCCCAGTCCCTCAAGTTTTGCATGGTATTGTTGTAAAACTGCAAGCTCATCCTCCATGGAGGCGACATCTTTCTTGCCTTTCTTCTTGGGAGATCCGGGTGCGCCCGATTCGCCGGTGCCTGCGGTCTTCTTTCCAGACTTTGACGCCCCCTCGGCGCGCGCAAAACCTTTTTCTATTGCTTTTACAATGTCGTCAATACTGGCTGCCATTAAAAAACCCTCTTTTTAACAGTCTAAATTAAATAGTTTATATAAAAAAAAGACAAGGTGTTACTACTTTGCCTTTTTTCTAAATTGAGGAGGTAAGGGCGGCTGATTGTGCGCAGAAAGCGTTTGCGACTTGGATCCTCGATTCCCACGCTGAGCATCCTCTATGGCCTTATTTTCTGTCTCTAGTTGCTTAATCAGGCGCTTTGTAAACCATTTTCTTAATCCTATGGGCAGGTTATATGCCTCGCTAAAAGACCAGCCGCCAGCATACTTTAAAAAGAAAAACTGCTCATAAATGCTCTCCATATATTCATCGGTCAGGCCAAAAAAAGTCCGCTGTAAGCGGAACCTCCAGGTCTTGCTCATGATCGCACTCCTGGCAAATAAATACCTGTGTAAGATCAATATTTGGGGCCGCTAATTTATATGCCAATCTCAAATGGCGAGAATCCATTGACGGTATGTTGTTGACAACATAATTAATCGCTTCAGAAGTATTGTTATCATTAACGGAAACAATGAAATTTGATAACTGGCGCGTGACTCCGCGCTCATGAATCTTCTGTTGACGATCAGCCTTCATTCCCAGCATAAGATTCTTTTCGTCTTTGCCNCATAAAAGCCTAAATGTGATCTTTAATTGTGTTTTCGGCAATATTGTGTTAAACGTGCCATCATCATTGCTGACAATATCGAGTTCAGACATATTGCCACCATTATAAACGCTAAACGAGTTCAAATCAAAGTAGCTTTCCTGAGATAGTTCGCATGCCGGGCACTGAATTTTCGTTCGATAATCATTTCCGTAGCCGCTAACCCTTATGGCGATCAAAAGCGCATTTCTATCTCCAACATAAAGACTATCAGGATTAATTCTCTTGTCTACAATCACGCTTTGAAGGAGCCGATCGATTGCGATTCCTTTCTTTAATAATGTCTTCGAAGTAAGGAGATCCTCTTCTTTTGCAGTCATTTGTCTAATCTCTATGCTGTCCTGCCCTCTAAGAGGGTGTCCATCCGGATAAAATAAGCCTTTTGAGGGAAGCTCAACGAATTCCGTTGGTACAACAAAAGAAAAGCCATTATCGTTACTTTGCGACTGCGGTTGTGTTAGCGCCGCAGGGGGACTTACATCAGGCTGACTTGCGCCTGTGCGTTCTTTATTTCTTGACAATATACACCTCTCGTTTTATTTGTCTTTTTAAATATTGAAGAATGAGCTTCCACCTTCGCCGGCAACAGCAGAAGATGTGCTCTGTGGGGTCTCTAATCTGGCCCAATCATACTTAAGGGTAACCGATACCTCTGTTAGATCGTCACCGCCATATTCTAAATCTCCATATTTAAGCTCTGTAATAAAGGAGTTCCAAAGCGTCCAAGTTTCCAGGGGGGCACCATCAGAATCGATCTGAGTAATAATTACGGTTCCAAGGGCGCCGGCGGCTTTAGCCTTTGACATGCTTGTTAAAGAATTAGAATCAGTGGGTGGAGAATAGCCCGCCACTTCTATCATCTCCGATAGGGTGGCAGCCATGTCTGGATCAACTGGGTCAACTAAAGTCAAAGAAACGTCCTGCCAGCTCACCGAGCCAGGATAATAAAATGTGTGATTTAAATATTTGTGTTCTGCGGCGGCAATCTGAAAAGAAGGTTTGGAGACAGTTTTGGCGTACCAAATTGCTGCTCCGCCGGCGGCAGCATTAATGCCCTGTATTTCTACTGTAAATCTAAATTTTCTTTTTGGATCTTTTAGCGCGGTATCTTCACCGAAATTTGTTGACCAGAATGCCATTTTGCGAAACTCCTATATGTGTTCTAAATTAAATAGTGGGGTGGGGGAAAATCCCCCGTCTTTTAGTCATCGAATGAAGCACCAGTGGATGCAATCACGAAGTCGATGGCAATATACTCGATAGCCCGAGCAGGCTTAATCATAATCTTGGCGTACATAATGTTTTGATCAATAAGATCTGGCGTTGTTGTACTTTCATCAAGGATTAATCTATAATCCGTGATACCAAACCGTGTCTTAACATTTGCCAAGAATGGCTCAATAAGAGACTTGAACCTATTCCAAGTAGCCTGAACATTCTGTTCAAAAAGTACCTGTGTGGAGAGGACAGAAATCTGCTTCTTGAGATAGATAACCAATCTTCTCACATTGATCCTGTCAAGAGCGCTTTGACGCTCCTGAAGTGTCTTTTGGCCGAAGAGGACAATTCCGCTAGAGGGGAAAGAGGCGATTGGATTAATGTTACTCTCATATAAAGTATCGCGATCCTTAGATGTTAATCTTTCAGTTACACCAGTAACTGCGATTCCAGCAGCTCCGTTAGTTAGGCCTCCGCGATTAAACCCGGCCGGCGCGAACCAAAGTTCTGACGCAGCCTGAGAACTCGCAAGAACACCCAAAACGGCGACACTGGGCGGAACCCAAAGCATCTGGCCAGTGCCCTCGTCCCGAGTCTGAACCCAGGGATAGAAGGCAGCGCCATAGCTAGAGTCGATATCTCTTTCTCTCAAAGCCTTTGCTGCCTGGACTGGCGTTGTGCCAATTCTAGCAGATTTAGTGGTCTTATACGACTCATGCGTTGGGATATATACGTCTGGAAGGTCAACGAGAGCCATGGCATCTGCTCTATCTTCGCAAACTCGGACAGCATGTGTCGTAAGCTCTTTAAGTGTTAATCCTGGCGTAATCAACATATTCATGTCAACATATTCAGGATCCGCAACCGTATCGATAGCCCGCTTCCAGGTGTAATACGCATAATCGTTTACTTCCGTGGAAGTGGAAGACATTCCAGCATTGTAGGTGGGATCTGGTTTCATCAAGTTCCAGCCATCCATACCGCCCCAGAAAGGTGCCGTAAATCTGTCATGCCCATCATCCAACAAGTCAGTAATAGAAGCAGTCGTCGCCGAAGACTCTTTGACACGTGAACCTGACTGATAATAATATCCATCGGATCCGCTGACAAGATCATCCAAGGAAAAGACGTAAGACCACGCGTCTACACCGTTTGCATTGCGCCAACCATCCGAAACTGGATCATCGGGGAAATCCTTATACAGCAGCCTGTTGACCTCATGAATGCCGGGTTGGCCGGCCTGAGAGGCACTCTGTTTGGTGGTCTGCATTCCAAAATAAGAATTCGTAGGATCAGAAATCCCACCATCAGATGCTGAGTTCCGAAGCCTTACAACGGGGAACAGCAACGAACCGGTTAAAAAGCCCGACTTCTCACTTGTGCCGGCGCCTTCGTAGTCGGTTCCCCCTGAAAGCCAGTTTGTGGCGCCCAGGACGGCAACATCTTTTTCGCCGCCAGCGCCATACGAGACAAGCGCGCCGCCAGTAACATAAGCGGTAGTTGCTACTGCGCCGCCTGCCTTTGAATCGCCGGTCGAACCCTCGGTTAATGAATAAGCGCCACTAACAAGGCCATAAACATCACTGAACTTAGGTGGTCCGAAATATCCGAAGGGGAGCAGAGCGGCATCTGTTGCGCCGGCCTCAACATCAGCGTTCATTTCAACATATACAAAGTTAGACTGGTTCTCATATTCTCCATACTGCTTGAGACGCTTGCTGGTTGTGTCCCACTTGTTATACTTATCGCCAATCCGCCTAGCTATGAAATTTACAGACGTGGGATCAAGATTTAGATTATCAAACCGCTCTAGAACTACAACATTGTTATCTGTATCATTAATGTTTCTTAATACAATCGAAAATGATCCATATTGAGTTGTGTTACTGGTGGGCTCTCTAACCTTTTCGATAGAGACTTTTACATTTCTGTTTAACCACTCTCCGTGGCCGCGGCCCTTTAGGCGAAACAACTTCTGCTTATTAAACGGCACATAGGAGGCTGGCGCGCCAAGATCTTGGCCGATGAACCAGCCGGCAATTGCCTCTCTCGATGCTTGCTTCATGTTGTGCAGGCCTGCTCCCGAAGAATTTTGAAGGGGCAATATAACTGCTTGAGAGCCTGTCAACATGCTCTTTCCGTCGACTCCGCCGTCTCTCAAAAATGCCTCAAATGTCTCACCAAGCCAGTATGCCTTTTCTGTTGCAGAAGGAAAGAAATCAGATGCATTTGTGTTTCCCACTTGCGGATTAGTGTTAAACTTCTTGCGGATATAGTTTTCTGATCCATCATCAAAGTTAAACTTAATCTTATCTTCTGCGACTCCTGAGCCACTAACCACGACTGTCCACAAGCTATCGCTACTTTGTCCGATAACAGCGCCCATTGATGCAGTTGCATTACTGGAGTGGCCCACCTCGCCATCGGTGAAGTTAAGACCGCCTCTAACATTGCCGCTCAAAGCAATAGTGCCGTTATCTAAATACCAAACAGCGGCTAGCCTACCCAGTCCACAGTCCGTCTTGCTAGCAGAGTTGAAGATCCACATACCATAGGCGCCACCATTAGAAAAGAAGTCAACATTTGCAGTATTAGTAGTCTTCCAGCCGGCATCGCCGCTGGAACCATCAGTAGTATAATTCTCTTGCCCTAACAAGCGAACGTATGTAAGAGGAGCCACGTTAGCTCTTAAGAAAGCTTTAGCCGCATATGTACCATACATAGGAGAAACATAGTTGCCATCGCGCCACACGTCGCCACTTCCGGCGCCAGGGACGGTATCTCCAAACATAGTAACAAACTCTGAATACGACTGAACCTTTACAGGCTGCATGGCCAATCCGCGACGGGATCGACCGATAACCACTGGGCCAATGGCTTCAGCGGATTTTGGAATAAAAGAGTTGTCTATTTCGTTAATAAACACTCCAGGAGATACAAACTTAAAACTTTTTACTGACATATTGCTTTCCTCTTATAAAAATCTCGCAAATGATAGTGCAATCATTAATTAAATAGTATTTTTAATCTCAAAAGGCGGTAAAAGCAACTTCAGGAAGTGATAAAAAAGAATTTTAAACTTAAATTGTTTTACCAAAAATATTTGGAGAGCCAGCAGGAGCTATTCTTTCTTGCGGAAATGATACTTCTACTGTGTTTTCATCAATCCTGACAATCGGTCGATCGTCGTTATCTCCCTCTCCAATTAAATATCCCAGAACATTAATTGTCACCTCAGTGGTAAACATCCTGAGATCTTCACCCAAATTGCTCACATTGTTGCTGTGTGAAAACCCCTGATCAATAAATGCCTCATATAGATGGCCGTTTCTCTTCATCGTAAAGGCATTAATTTGTCCCGTTCTAGCAATGAAAGGCTGTAAAAGTTCGTTCATTTGCTGCTGGTACTCTGTCTTGATCATGATCTTGTATGAAACATTTACGTATACGGGAATTGGGACAGATAGGCTCTGTATAACAACTTTCTTGTTAACTCTCGGATAGTGCCTTTGTTTTGTTCCGCCGGTTTCGGACTGGCCGCGGGTCGACGCCGCGACGGCAAAATTACGTGTTTTATCTTTAACCACTCTTTTGGCAATTACCCATCTTCCCGATCGGCCATTCCTGTCTTTTGAATAATAATGCGCCTGGAAGGATCCCTTCTTGGATGGATCTTTTGTCATTCCAGTTCTTTCAACGCTTATAAGGGGCAATTTGAGGGCGCCCGAATAATCTCGCAAAGATTGATCATTTTTAACTTGATATGAGCGTTCAGGTGTCTGCCACAAAACAGGAACTTTCGTAAATCCCTCATTTGTTCGAGACCTTAACTTTAAGTCCTCTTTTAGCCATGAAACCATGGCATAATCAATAGTCTCTATTGTTGAAGCGAGCATCCCAAGCTCTTTCAAAGTGCGGTCCGAAGATCCGGCCGGCAACATCGCAAAATCAAAATTATCAGGTAGCATCAAAAAGTCCCTTTCTTGCTCTCTTGCAAGTTGCTGCAATTTCAAATTCTCTAGTAGATTGACCAAATAATAATTTTGGTTCAGCTAATTTAACTATTTCATAATAATGATTACTGTACAAAATAAAGTCACCTTCTCGCACAAACAAGTCTTGATCTTCTGACAGCCTTCTTCTATGAAAGTGGACCTTGATCTCCCACATACGATCTATTCCTGCGCTTTCCAAATAATCCGTTTCATCAAGCATCCACTCTACTAAAGCATAAACTCTAACTGGGGGTAGGTACGTTTTTTCTATAGCTTCTCCGTATAAATCATGAAAATTGGTAGTTTCCATATCAATGGGATAATATAAAACCTGTTGACCAATAACCTTTTCGATTAATTCGTCATTTACCTGTTTTACTAGATCTCGTTCTTTTTTGCCAAGAAACAGTGGAGGTGGTGGATTTTCAGCTCGATCCCATTCATTTGCCATCTTTCATCATCCTACAAAAATTGGTAATGGAGAGTTTTTAAATGTTGTCGCGGTTGATTCTACCATTTCGCTCTCTCTCTTAGACAATTCAAGATACTCTGTCGAAGCTAACATCTCTATTAGACTAGTTTTTAGCTGATCTTGTTCCTCTTTCGCCTGAGAGAGTAACTCGGCATGATTTAGCGTAACGCTCTCACCAGGAATCGGCATTGTCGTAAATTTACCGCGTATTTGCCCCAGCATCTCCTTACACAAGGCTAGGGAATATTTTCGAATCCACTGTTTACCTATTGAGTTAATGTTCGCGTATGGAATGTTCTCATACGGTAATGTGTTCATATTATTAATGCCAAGTGTTCCATCGTGATAGCCATCAGGCTCTTCCCAGGCCGCATTTTCAACATAAAACCTGAACCAAATACGGTCTGCTTGCATTGACCAATAACTCGGCGTTGGATAAAGTCTTAATTTATTATTGATCAGCTCATAAGAATAATGTGAGGTTCTCGTATAGATAGAGTCCTCATACATGATCGCCTGCATCTTATTCTGCCAAGTTGGTATAATTTCAAACGTAGAGTCATCGGCGAACTGGCCATATGTTGAATAATTTCCTACAACACCAACACCCCCATAATAACCATAAAAACGCCACATCGCGCGCGGCGAAATGAAGTAAACCTTCGTTATAACAACCCTTTGATTATCATTAATCTTGCCCGAGTAACCCACTGCTTGGCCAGCATCATCAGATCCAGAAGATGATGCATCTTCAATTATCTTCTGCAAATCATAATCTTGAACATCCTCTGAAGGCGAAAAAGAGCCCGAATATTCGCTAATGGTGCCCCCCAAACCTCCAATTTGAGATAAGCCGTCTCCAACTTTTTTTGCAGAAGCCAGTTGAAATCTAGGGTATCTAAGTTGCACATTTGTGCCATTGGTGACCCCTGTTTCTGAGTTTATCTCACCATTGTGGTTAAATGTTCCTGTGGCCTGCCCTAAGACACTGGCCAATGAATTCTTGCCTTGGTGCATGTTAATGATGTACGAATATTCTAATACAGCCTCTTCATACGCTGCATATACATTGTCAACCGTTAATTCAATATCAACCACATCTCCACCAAGCTTTTTATAGACATAATCAACTTGATTAGCGGCGCCAGTAATAAAGTCCAATGATCCGGTATATATTCCAAACGGGCATGCCGTTTTAACAGTCTGGCCTGCTGCCGGTGTGGATGCGCCGGATGCCGGCAATATAATCGCACTAGTTTGAGACTGCGGATTCATGTTTGTGGGCATAAAAAGTCCTCCTCATGTAATTAGTTCTGACAAAACAAAACCCCCAGACAAGCTGGGGGCTGTTTTATAAAGATTAGCTTATTTTACGCAGATGCACTAGTTGTTTTCTTTTTTGGTGTTCTTTTTTTCTTAGTAGTCGACGTTTTCTTGCGAGGTGCCGCGGCTTTCTTCGCTTTCGGCCTCTCTATGGTCTTTGATATACTTGGGGGCGGAATCGGAGATATCTCCTGCACTGGCTCCACCTCTGTATGTGTTTCTGCCTCTGTGTGTATTTCTGCCTCTG